CATAAGGAACCGGAGTAAACACTTTCTTGTATACATTTTGTCCATTAATATTATTTTTACTAACAATTTTTTGCATTGTTTGTAATTTTCTATCAGGAGCATATGTTACACTATCAATTTCAAAAGACATTCTTGGAAGGTTTGTTGCAGATGGAGTGGAACCTGTTGGATTTTGAAGAATACGAGCTAGAAACTTGTCTCTTGGACCATATGCAATTGGAACTTGAATGGATTGTACAAGGTTTCCAGATGAATCATGCCTTTCAATAACAACACTATTGAATAGCGTTCCAAAGATCGCAACATACTTCTTAAATAATGAATTGTAAAAAGGATTTGGACCTATCATATTCTTGTCTGACTTTCGCTAAATGGATCAATTTCAGAGAAATCTACAAACGTTGTAACATTATGGCCAAATGAAGCATTTTGGGCATTTGGATCAAGATTATCAAGGATATACTGTTCTTCAAATAGACCATTTCCATCTTCTGTCATAAGGATAGAAACTCCATCTTCAAGAAGAATATCATATGTCTGTGAAATTGTTTCAAGTTTGTTATATGTGTTGTCAATATCAGGAATACCTGTCTTAAATATTTCGTTTGAATATTGAAACAACTCACAAGTGACATCATAAAATTGCAATGCACCAAATTGATAAAATACAGGTCTAACTTCTACATAGCTTATTTGGAACAGACCTTGATATGGAGCAAACCAAATTAAATCACCTTCGAGTGGTCTGTCTCTTCTGATATACTGGCCAACATTTGTCTCAAAAGTTCTATATGCAATAGAAAATGTAATTTGCTGTTGGACTTGTACACCAAAGCTAGATAGGAATTCACCATCACCATCAAATCCATCAACACTCTTAATATACATTTCAACAGAAACAGCAGTATCATATGTTGAATTGACAGCTTCAACAAATGTTGACGATTCGGTTGATATTAATCTTGGAACATAATAATTGTCAATTCCATACATTCTAATAGATTCTATCACAAGATTTTCTATTAGACTCTGTTCTGCTTTGGAATTAAAATTATTAAAATAGAAATTTGTGGCCAAAGTATTATCCCATCATGTATGTTGGCATAATATTGTAGTCCATCATCATTCTTTCTTCTAACTTTGCAATCTCTTCTGTTGCATCGTTGTAGATCTTTTCACCATTAAATTGAACACCACCTGGCAATTGCATACCAGAAAACTTAATTAGATTTGCACCCCATTGCTGTTTAATCTTGGCAGTTGCATACTGTTGCAACCATCTATCTTGCCATACAGAAGTGTAGACGTCTGGATCAACATTCTGATAAACTCTGATTGCAAGGAAGTAACCTGGTTCCAATTTAGACCAATCAGTATCAATATAAAATCTTTGATCTTTTCTATTATATCTAAATGGTTGCTGGCCAACAAGAAGCTGTTCTAGCAATTGAAGTTGTTGGAATGCCATGTAATATGGAACCATTGACTGGTATGTCAATGTATACAAATCGTTCAATGCAATCTGGTAACGAATGTTGAAGATATTGTTTGTTGCAATGTAATCACCAATTGCAAACATATCGACTGCACCATTGATATTATCAGGTAGCGTGATATAACCATTGGCAATATCTTCACTCGTTAAAATGTAGGTATAAAATACCTGGTCTGTACCATCGTAATGATAATCCCAATAGTATTTTAATGCATCGTCAATACGATCATTTACCTGCTCAGGATCAACGTTGATCTCAATTACAGGTTTTCCTAATCTTCTTAAGCAATATTCTGCAAATTGATCTCTTGATGTAATAGATGCTATGGCCATTTTACTAGTCCTTTTTTAGATATTTATACTATCCTAAAGGTGCATCAGTATTGCCACTGCCAGCATTAATAACTGCTCCACATCCACATACACTACCAACAACAGCAACTAATTCACCTTCGCATGTGAAATGTCCTGATCCTGATACTATAGGTGTTATTCCATGTCCAGGAACAGGACATGAGTGTAAATCACCAACTCTTGCTACATGTATTCCATTGACTGATGTCTTTGAAGCTGATGAGATAATAGTTCCTCCATGAGAACTTCCATCACCCAATCTAGCTACAGCAGGCATCATACACCCAAGATTTGCTTGAACTTGTTTGTATTTTCTTCTCTTTCAGAAAGACCAATTGTTCCACCGTTTACCTTTTTTGTAACAGCTTCACAGTTATCTTCATCTGCAAGAGGATTGATCTTTGTATTTTTCCAGAACCATGCTGCAGACTCAACTGCACCTGCAGGCGTTGATAGGAATTCGACTACTTCATCTAGTGAAACACCAAAATCTTCTGACATATATTTGTAATTATTTTTTCCTGTTAATTGGATCAGACCTCGACCATGGAATTTAAAACCATCCCCTGAATCTTCATCACCATTTCCCATTCTGTTTGCATATACTTTGTTTGCAATCTTTTCTGGGTTATGCGCATATGGTTCTGCAGCATCTTCATCAGGAAAATACTTGTGAAATGTAGCAACAAGACCTTGAGCTCTGTAGTTTAAATTTTCTTCTGTTTCTCTAAAACCACCAGATTCATGTGAACATTGTCCAAGAAAATGAGCTAGTCTGAGATCAGAATTAATTTCATACTTGTTTGCAAGAACATCAAGACTATCTACAATTGCCTTTACAAGATCATCTTTTGCAGAAGGAAAAATTTGCTTAATTTGTTGTTCGGTAATCATTATATTCTCCAAAATTTATTGTACAATAGTATTGTTATACATGATGAATCCAATATTAATGTTAGGAGGAAGTAATTGGAATCTGTTGTTGAATGTACTTGTTATGTTATTACTATATTGATTTGTAATTGGGTTTAGGAATGTTCCTACTCCTGAAATAGCATGAGAATGATTTGTCGAAGTTTCAAAATCATGACTTCCAAGGTCAATAGGAGTTCCAAATAATGTTGGGCTACTTATATTTTTTCCTGATGCAGGGACGTGTGAATGATATCCATTTGCTGCAACAGTAATATTTGTTATTGTCAATGCTCCAATATTATTTGCACCAGGTGCAATACCGTTTGACAGTTGAACACCATGATCTGAATCAGAAGGATTCATATTTACAAGAATGTATTGATTTCTTAGATCAGGTGTTCCATTGCTTCCATTACAGTAGTACCAACCAGTAGGAAGGTTACCTGTAGGATCTGCATCAGCACCATTATATCCAAGAGCATTGCTCAATGCATAACCTATGATTACACCATTTGCAATTGGAGTCTTGTCACTTTGTGTAATCCAACCTTTTAGTTTTGTCACATTCAATCCTAATGTCATATTGTATGTAACATTGTGTGCATGTGATCCTGCTGTTTGAAGAACGTTTGCTATTTGATTGTTATTTACTGAAAGCTGACCAGTTTTGTTAGGAAAACCTGAATGATTGTGTGATCCGTTTGTATTTGAATAAAGACTTACAATATATCCTGCAGAAGAAGAGAATGTTGTCCAATCATTGTTTTGGCCATCAAAATATCCTGTGTTTTCCAATGCAAACGAAAGAATAGCAGTGTTTGATCCTGTTAATGTATTTCCTGATTGGCCATATCCTGCAGGTCTTTGCTGTGAAGGAGGAATATGAAGAGAATCAGTTTGTGAATAATTTGGTGATGGAAGATTGTTTCCAAAAACAAGAATATTTTTTGGTAACCAGAATAATTTGTTTCCTCCACCTTGTAGATTTGGATCTCTCAAAACAGGAATTGTTATTGCAAGAGGTTGGCCAACTGTATTGATCGTACCATCAGAATTAACAACACCAACAGGTGATGTTGTAGTAGAGCTTGTAATTGCACTTGCAAGAGCTGTTCCATCAACGCTATGATAGTGGCCAGAAACTGCAGAAGATTGAATTAGATATGTACTTCTTCCTCCAGTTTTCAATGAATCACTAGGTTTTGCACCCCATGAATAAGGAATCGTTGATCTAAATCCAATAGCTATTGGATTGTGGCCACCAGCAATATCAAGCAATGTTCCAAATGAGCTATCTAGTGTTCCTTGCATCGAAGCAGGATTTACTTGACACAAAGTATTGTTCCATCCTCCACCGCTAGGACCATTGTTGTCTCCAAATGGAATAGGATTGTTTTGTTGAATAGGAAATAAAATTTCTTTTGCTTGTCTGTAATAATCTTGATTAATTACTCCATTGTTGGTCGAGTTATCTGCAGACCACATACTAGAAGTTGTGTTATAATAAAATAACAAAGCATAAGAAGGAATTGGTGGAGGAGAAACTTTTCCAGGAGAAGGATTAGGTTGCTGGGTAGAAACCTGATTATCAGAACGCCATATATTAATAGCCATTAGATACCTGCATATCCTTTAGCAGTAAGCATTCCAAACCATGTTGAACCACCATCTATTGTATACATATTGATAATATCAGTGTATCCAGCATTTGTAGAAAGAAGAGGACCTGTTGGTGGAACACTTTCCGATGTTGGCCAATATACTGTTTGGTTTGACCAGTCAATTGTTCTTGATCCTGTGCTATCCTGAGAAATAATAAATGTGTATGAATACAACCTACCAGAGATCAATCCCGTTGTATTGAGAACAACTCCAACAACATCTGCTGTCAATGTCATTTTAATAATATTACCTGCATACATAGAAATGCTTGCACCACCAGATCCAATACTACCTTGATTGTTAATTATTTCGGCATAACTCTGTATTCCAGGAAGGAACAATGTAACGTTGTTACAATTTACGTTTGAACTAAATGTGTTTGAAATATATGTTGTATTATCAAATATGATACCAGTTGCAGAAGAATTGACTCTTAGATATGCACCAGCATGTGTTGAATATGAATTAGGAACGTCAGTTAGATTTGTAAATGCAATGTTTCCCGCTGATCCTGTGAAACCGGTTGATCCTTGACTTCCTTGGAAACCGATCGATCCTCCAAATCCTACAGAACCACTGAATCCAATCGCAACACCTGTGCTTCCCATGAACCCAACAGAACCTTGGAATCCTGATGTACCAATTGATCCCTGATATCCAGGTCCACCTGCACCAACGCTTCCTTGATAACCTGCAGATCCCAGATAACCAGGAAGACCAAGATTACCTGCAGAACCCTGGTAACCAACTGAACCAATAAGACCTATAGAACCATTATAACCTGTAGAACCTCTGTAACCACCAGATCCTTGATATCCAGGACCAGCAGCACCAACCGATCCCATGAAACCTGTAGGACCAAAGAAACCAATCGATCCTTGGAAACCTACACCACCCAATGATCCCTGATATCCTGATCCACCAGCACTTCCTTGAAATCCAGCAGATCCAGAATAACCAGTAGCTGTAAATGTTGTAGAATTTGCCCAATATGCACCATTTGATCCTAATGCAATGATTGAACCTGAGGTTGCCTGGGCTCCATTTGCCTGGGTGCCATTAATCTGCGATACAAAAATTTGTGTGGTCATTTTTTCATCCAAATATTATAGTTATATGTTTATTTATAAACTATCGGGAACCTGAATCCAAGAAAGTGATGGTTCATCCCACACATAGTTGTTTCCGTCTGTTGGAAACGGAACAGGAGCTTCCCAAAGACAGGTAAATTGATTTAGATTCCAGCTACTATATGGTTTAGGAGGAATAAATGCATCGAGAGTGTCGTTGTATATGTATCCGACACCCGCATAATTCATTCTGAGAGGTGTTCCTCCAAGAAGATGCACACCACCTCTTGTATTATAGCTTGTCTGGATCCATTGGGAAGGATCACCAACAGCACCAGAATCAATAAAGTCTTGTTCTGCAACAATTACTTCTGTTACTATACCAACATTATCAATGCGTGCAAAATGTGACATATCTTTTACATCCTTTATGTATTAACAAACGATGTGCTAGAAGGTGTGAAGTTAGCAGTATATCTTGTTATACCTTTGGTAATTCTTACTTCATCAATGTAACCTTGGTAATATTGGTATGGTGGATACATTGTTCCTAATGTCAACGGAGAACCTCCATCAACCATTGGAAATGTTGTTATTGCAGCAGTACTTACCAAACTACCATTAACGAAGAAATATGCGTTAGCACCATTTCTTTCTATTGCAATATGATACCACGTGTTGTTTGCAATTGCAGTAGGATATGTATATGAAGCAGCAATATTTGTTGATGTTTCATCCCCCAATGCAAAATTTATTTTGTTGTTGTTAAGATATGCAGCATATGATCCTGTTGTTGATGAACCCATACCCTTTGTGATAATTGCTGCTTGTGAAGCAACAGAGTTTGATGTATTAAACCAACATTCTACTGTAAAATTATTTGAACTAGAAAGGTTAATGTAAGGAGAGTATGGTATCATTGCATATGTGTTACCTAAATTTGTTCCTCCTGGTCCATAAAAATAAAGACTAGTTCCTCCAAATTGACTCTGTGTATTGGATATTAC